CGGAGGTTGTCGTGGCATGAGCGTGCGAGGGGAGTGGCTAGATCGGTTTGACGCCGTTCTTTTCGCTCTATCCTCGCCGATACCCTTACCGGTATCGAAGTCTAGGCTTTGCTCGGTTGATACGGGTGGCAAGAAGAGGATCATTAGTATTCCTCAATCCAATATGAATCTCTTGCACCCCCTTCATTCTGCCATTTACGACCATCTGTCGAAATTCCCGTGGCTCCTCCGCGGTGACGTGAAGTCGTCAAAGCTTCGCGGATTCTCCCTCTCCCCCGGGGAATTATTTTATAGTGGTGATTACGAGAGTGCTACGGACAATTTGTCAGGCCCTGTGCAGAAGAGGATTCTCTCTCACATCCTGAACTCGTCTACCGTGATCCCCTATGGGATCCGTGTTATGGCCGAGTCTACTCTTGCAATGGAAATTGAGGGTCCATTGGGGATTGTCCGTCAAGAGAGGGGTCAGTTGATGGGTAACTTGCTCTCATTCCCACTTTTATGCATTGTCAATTTTCTCGCATTTAAGTATGCTGTTCCTAGGAAGGTCCCCCTTCTTATTAATGGCGACGACATCGTCTTCCGCGCAAGTAAGGAAGAAGGTGATCGTTGGATGAGTCAGGTCGGAAGGTCTGGCCTTACGCTTTCTCTAGGAAAGACAATGGTGCATCATAGGTTCTTTTCGCTTAACTCTACGTGGTTTCGATCATTTAGAGGCGGAGCACGATTAATCCCCGTGATTCGTTCAACAGCATTAGGACTTGGCATGCGCGGGGAGTCTGACTCTCTTCGCGGTAGGTTTCTATCTTTCGCCCGGGGCTTCGGCCTCGCTCGGCGAGAAATATTACATTGTCTTTTTCTTCGTCTGAACTCAGCTATGATACATGCGACCAACCGATCTCTCACTCGCGGTTTAGGCATGTCTATATCATATGACGTTTTGGTGAAGTCCCGTATGTGGGCGCGCTCTCCGGCCCGAAGGGCGAAGCATCCCAAGGCAGCCATTGGCATTACCACATCGATCACGCCACCAAACGTCACTGCTGGTATTTGAAG